TATAAAGTCTACTACTATCAAGTAGTAACCATAGTTTAGGTAACTTTGTGTTTGAGAGACTTTTGTAACTTAAGTTTAAACTATAGTTCAACTACAGTTCACAGATCATCAGGTATGTAAACTAATCACTGTGAACTTAAGTTATAACTATAGTTACACCTATTAGGTAGTCAACTAGCTGCTCTATGAACTTAAGTTACAACTTTAGTTACCAACTATAGTCACACCAATTAGTGTAGTTCACTCCTATCTGCTATAAGCTATAGTTTAAACTTAAGTTAACTTCCGACGCGATTGAGCGTGTAATAAATTCACCGTATGGGGATTCGGAAGTTAGCTACTGCAACAATAATCCAACCATGACGAATGTTAGCAACCTTATTTAGCAAGGGTTATGCCGATGGGTTATTCTTACAGTAGCTAGATTCTGCATTACCAACTTAGGCTATAACCTATTTGGTAGTTAACCTACAGGAGCCTTGAACAATGGCTGATCGACTACCCTACAGTAAGAACGTAGAGAAACACATCCTTGAGTGTATTGAGGGTGGTATTCCTATCCGTCAGATGATTGCTTCTATGGGACACCTACAGGGTGCACCTAAGTCTCTTTCTACTATGTACAAGATATATGGTTCCTTCATGGAGATGGAGCGTACGAAGATCAATGGTGCTGTAGGCAAACGAGTTATCGACCAAGCTCTCTACGGAGATGTACAGGATGGTATTACTTGGAAGAGCCAAGAGTTATTCCTACGGTCTAAGGGCGGATGGTCCCCACAGAATACAGTCACTGAGGTTGAGCAAGAGATTGATCCTGAGGTAGACGAAGCAGCTACAGATATCCTAATGAACCTACTAGGTTTCAATGAGGATGATAACGAAAGTTAAACACTCCTATGACTGCCCGAACATTCACAGCAGAAGACTTACGTAAGCTACCAGCAGCTAAAGTTAAGGCTGCGTTCTCAGCAATGGGTCCAGCTAAGGTAGACGAGCTACAGCATGACTGGACCTTCTGGGGTAGACCAACTCAGTTTGCACCACCTAACAAAGACTGGAACACATGGCTGATTAACGCTGGTCGTGGCTTTGGTAAGACTAGGTGTGGTGCTGAGTGGGTACGTGAGCAGGTTAAGCTAGGTCACAAGAGAATAGCATGTGTAGCTTCTACTAACTCAGACATCGAACGAGTTATGGTTAAGGGCGAAAGTGGTTTCCTTAGTGTTTGCTGGAAGCATGATAAAGATAACAAGGGTAAGCACATGGGCTTTCCTGAGTGGTCTCCAACTAAGCGGTCACTTACGTGGGCTAATGGAGCTAAGGTTGAGTTTTACTCAGCAGAAGAGCCAGAACGACTACGTGGACCTCAGTTCTCCGCTGCATGGTGTGATGAGCTAGCTGCATGGAACAAAGACATAGATACGTGGCAAATGCTACAGTTCTGCCTACGTTTAGGCAAGCACCCTCGTGTGTGCGTAACTACAACCCCCAAACCAACTAAGCTCATGCGTGAGATACTTAAGAACCCTAAGACTACGGTCACATCAGGTTCTACCTTCGATAATGCAGCTAACCTAGCTGATACATACCTTGTAGCTGTTAAAGAGCAGTACGAAGGTACTCGTATCGGTAGGCAGGAGCTTTATGCTGAGGTACTTGAGGAAGCTGAGGGCGCACTGTGGTCTACAGAGATGCTAGACAGCGCAGGTATTAAACATGAAGATGTGCCTCAACTTGCTCGTATAGTAGTTGCACTTGATCCAGCCGTTACAGCCAACGCTGAAAGTGACATGACTGGCATTGTAGTAGCTGGCATTGATATTAACGGTTTGTGTTATGTCTTAGGTGACTACACAGACAAGCTGTCGCCTCAAGGTTGGGCAGCTAAAGCAGTACAACTTTATCACCACCACCAAGCTGACCGTATTGTAGCGGAAGTTAACCAAGGTGGCGACATGGTTAGAACTACTGTGCATGGAGAGGATGAAACTGTTGCTTATAAAGCTGTACGAGCTTCACGTGGTAAGTATGCCCGTGCTGAACCAATATCTGCTTTATACGAACGTGGTCTTGTTAAGCATGTGACTAATCCTACAGACGGTGCTTCACTTAACGAATTAGAAATACAGATGAGAACTTGGGAACCCCTAGGCAAGATCGGTTCTCCTGATAGACTAGATGCCCTAGTATGGGCGATTACTGACCTAGCCCTTAACGGATACGCCAAACCTAAGTTAACCCTCGCTTACTCTAGTGCCAAGGGACTTTCACGCTAATTATAGAAGCACATATATCACATGGTAAAGAAACTCTCAGAAGCAGAAGCTAAGTCTACACTAGGCGTAGCTGGACAGAACACTCGTAACGGGCAGATTCGTGCTGACGAGTTCCTCCCTGAGTTGCGTGGCCGTAGGGCTATTCGTAAATACCGTGAGATGCGTGACAATGATTCTACTATCGGTGCAGTCATGTATTCGATTGAACAGATACTACGTGATGTCCCACTTGACGTTAAACCCGCCAACGAGACGCCTCAGGCTACCGTTGAGAAGGATTACCTAGTCAGTGTACTGAATGACATGGACCATAGCTTAGACGACCACGTTGCTGAGGCTATCTCCAATTTCACATACGGCTTTGGTTGGTTTGAGGTTATCTATAAGCGTCGTGTTGGACCTACTGAGCGTTCACCTAAGAAAAACTCTAAGGGAACTGACGGACGCTTAGGTATCCGTAAGATTGCCTCTCGTGCGCCTTGGACAGTCAATCGCTTTGATGTTGATCGTGTAACTGGTGATGTCTTAGGTATTGAGCAAGACACAGGTTTCTCTGGTGGTAATAACTACATTCCCATTAGTAAGTCTATCTACTACCATACTACAAGCCTTAATGGTGATCCATCGGGCCGATCTATCCTACGTAATGCTTATACCTCATATGAGTACCTTAATAACCTACAGTCGATTGAAGCTATTGCAGTAGAGCGTGAGTTAGCTGGTATCCCAGTTGCTCGTATTCCTGCTGACTACCTTAGCTCTGAGGCTTCTGCTGAACAAGCTGGATTTGTTAATGAACTACAGTCCATCCTTCGTGATGTCAAGTTCAACGAACAGGGTTACATTATCCTTCCTTCGGATACCTACCCAGATAAAGATGGTTCACCTACTAACATTCGCTTAGTTGATGTAGAGCTAATGGCGTCTAATGGTAAACGTAACTTGGACATCAACCCAATCGTTAGTCGTTACCAGCATGACATTGCTCGTTCGATGCTGTCTGAATTTCTACTGTTGGGTAGTAGTGGCGGTTCTTACGCTTTGTCTAAGTCTAAGACTGACTTATTCCTACGTGCCTTAGAAAGCTACATCGGTTCTATTGTAGATGTACTTAACAAGCAGCTAGTTGAACGCTTATGGCAACTTAATGGTCTAGACTATGACCTAATGCCTAAGATTGTAGCTGGCGATGTAGCACCACATGACCTTCGTGAAATCTCCTCGTTCTTACGTAATCTTAATGGAGCAGGAATTGATGTATCGCAACACCCTGAAGTTATTAGTGATCTTATGGATATTGCTGAGTTGGATTATGATACTGAGTTTGTAGTTCCTACGCCTGAGCCTGAACCTGAGAAACCTACGCCTGAACCTACAGCCACACAGAAGTTAGAAGAAGAACTTCTACAGGCATCCCTGAAGGTTCTAAAGGGAGACTGACATGACGCCTACCGACCTAGCAATACTAAAGTCTCTATTAGACCGCTCTATCCCTAAGGTAGTTAACGGCGATAAGGGGGACAAGGGTGACAGCATAAAAGGTGACAAAGGCGATAGTGTCAAGGGTGACAAAGGTGACACTGTTAAGGGAGATAAGGGTGATAGCGTCAAAGGTGACAAAGGTGACTTTGTAAAAGGTGACAAAGGTGACGATGGCCGAGGTATTAAGTCTATAAGTGTTAACGACCAAGACATGTTGGTTGTAACTTATGATGACGGCGATATGACAATCGCTGGTAAAGTCTCAGTCACTAGGGATTCAACAGGTGGCTCTGCTTATACTGGCTCTCCAGTCGGAACTTTCGGTATATCAGGTACTTCTTTAAGTAGTCAAGGTGAATTGGTATTAAATGCCGCTTGGGGCAGAAAGTTTAACACTGGGATAAAGAACTCCTCCTCAGGAGTAGCCACTCTAGACTTTGGCACTGGAAGCAACACAGCAGAAACAACGGTTACGGGTATCCCCTCTGTTAACCAAAACTCCGTCATAACGGCTCAACTAAGAATAGAGCCGACTTTAGAGCATCCCGTTGATGACCTTCTTTTCGACCCTATTCGTGTTGCAGTGAAGTCAGTCCAAGAAGGACAAGGTTTTACCCTGTTTGGAATAATGGATAACTCTGAGGCGAACGGAACTTACAAGGTCCAATGGGCTTTATCTTGAGAGATAGGAATAAAACATGGCAGTAGAAATAAAGTCTGGAGCAGGTACTGACCTTGCAACTGTAGATAGCCTTAGTAAAGCAATCCGTGTGACGAATTACGCAAGTGACGGCCACGAGGGTATGCACTCATTCCCTGTTGCTGTTAGCACCAACAACGCTACGCAGGCGGGCGAATTTGTTTTGCCGAGTACTAATGCTGAGGAATTTAAATTTATATCCTTGCAGATGGTTGGGACTTGGGAGGCCACTGTCATCTTTGAAGGGTCAAACGATGACACAACTTTCTACCCCGTGGCAACGTCAGACCCAAGCGGACAAACCACTGGCACCACCACAATTACCTCTAACCGTATAATCAAGATACCTATCTTGTTCAAGTTCGTACGCGCTCGGATTTCATCTTACACATCAGGAACGATATCTGGCGTAGCTTTTGGTCACTTAGATGAAAACTCTTCTGGCCTTATTAGCTCCCAAGGCGAAGTCACTCTTAAAGCTGAGACGACTAAGGTAATTGGTACAGTCAACGCAAATATAAATACTGGTGGCAACCCAGAGTATCAAAAGTTCATCTCTTCCACTGGACTAAATTCAACCCTAGTTAAGAATGGTCCTGCCAAGCTAGTAATATTGCATATTGTAAATGGTGCAGCTACAGCTAGGTTTTTCAAGTTGTATAACAAAAGTTCCGCGCCAACAGTGGGTACTGACACCCCTTTAATCACAGTGTCCCTTCCCTCTGGCGCAAGTAACTTTACTTTACCCTCCTTAGTAGGAATTGACTTTTCTGTAGGGCTATCTTTTGCAGTAACACTGGGAGTTTCAGACTCTGACACAACTCCGTTTACAGTGGGTGGAGAAGTTACAGCAATGATTGCGTACGTATAATGGCTGAGTATCAAGGTAAACAAGTAACTCTGAACAAACCTAGACGCACAACAGGCGGAAGCAGTAAGTTTGAAGTCTTTGTACAGGATGGTGACAAGGTTAAGCGGGTCTCGTTTGGTGACCCCAATATGAGTATCCGAAGAGACAACCCCAAGGCAAGAGCCAACTTTAGGGCTAGGCACAGTTGTGACACCAAGAAGGATAAGACAACTGCTGGTTACTGGTCTTGTCGTATGTGGAGTACCAGTTCAGTCAGTAGCCTTACGAAGGCTTACACTGAGGAGAACTTCAAGCCTCACACGATGTACCACCCTGACACGGGCGAACGTGTGGAGGTATCTACATTGCAAGAACACCTCGACTTACAAGAGAACGGATTTGAACACGAGATGACAAAAAATATCGAAGGTAAAATCCTCAAGACCGACGACGAACAACGTATGGTCTATGGTTGGGCCTCAGTAGTAACCGAAAAGGGTGAAGCTGTAGTTGACCGCCAAGGCGATGTCATTGGGGCTGATACCCTAGTGAAAGCCGTTAACGAATTTATGGAGCATGTGCGAGTTGGTAAGGCTATGCACAAAGGGGATCAGGTTGGTGTAGTAGTACATTCGCTCCCTATCACTAAGGAAATTGGTGATGCTCTAGGAATCCAGTCTGACCGTGAAGGATGGGTAGTCGCGTACAAAGTATTCGATGATAACGTCTGGGCTATGGTTAAGTCAGGTGAACTCGCTGCGTTCTCAATAGGTGGACGTGCTATCAAGGAGGAACTCTAACTTGCCTAGTCTCCTAACAAAACTTCACCTTGAAGAACTTTCCCTAGTGGATCGTCCAGCCAATGCTCAGGCAATGGTTAGTCTCTTTAAGCGTGACAATCCTCAAGAGGAAATTACAAAAATGACAGAAGAAATGGAAGCTAAAGTAGCTACATACATGGCTGAGAAAGACTGTGGTCGTCCAGAAGCTATGAAAGCTCTTGACTACAAGATGGACAAAGCTGATGAAGCTGTAGAAGTAGAAGCTGAAGTAGCTCTTGAGGTTAATCCTTTGGAAGCTGAAGTTGCTGCACTTAAAGCTGATAACGAAGTCCTTCGCAAAGGTCTGATCGACAACGGTTATGTTATCACAGCAGAGGCTATCGAAAAGAAAGCTGACGTTGAGATGCTGGAAGTAGAAGGCGAGATGTTGGTTAAGTCCGATATTCCCGCGCCAGTCCTTAAGGCCCTCGAAAATGCTGCGGTTGAGAAAGCTGCGTATGAATTAGAGAAAGCCGACGTTGTACTATCGAAGAAAGCTAGTGATTCACTACCACACTTCGATCTAACTGTAGCTAAAGCTCTCGTAGAGAAGTTCTACGATGATGAAGCAATTATGGCAGCACTAAAGGCAGCAGACGCAGCTTTTGATGTAGCTATGGAAGAATTTGGTAAGTCTGACGCAGATGGTGAGTTCGCCACTTCAGCCGATAAACTAGATGCACTCGTTAAAACCTACATGGGTGACAACGAACTTACTAAGGGCGACTATGCCAAGGCTTACGCTGCTGTAGCGAAGACCGAAGCTGGCAAGACCCTAATCAACAAATCCTATAAAGGGGAATAATCATGGCCGTAACACAATCGCGTGACAACCGCACTCTAATCGCTGGCGCTGATCTTAGTGCCGCTCAATTCAAATTCGTTAAGATGAACAATGCTGCTAAAGCAGTACTTTGTGGCAACGGAGATGCAGCTTTTGGTGTCCTTTTGGTCCCAGCAGCTTCTGGCAACGCAGCTACAGTTACCGTGTCTGGTAAGACAATGGTAGAATGTGGCGCAACAATCGCAATCGGTGCTAACGTAGGTATCGACGCAGATGGCAACGCTGTAACAGCAGCATCTGGAGACATCATTGTAGGTAAGACCTATGAAGCTGGTGTTGACGGTCAGATCATCGCAATCGAAATTAGCTTGGCTGGTACTGCTGTAGCGTAAGCTGCACTACTTAGCTCATAAGGAATAACAATATGCCGATTCTAACACCACAATCCGTCCACTTGGACACACCTTTGTCAAACCTGACATTGGCCTACGTACAAGAGCAGTCTGTATATATCGCTGACAAGGTTTTCCCTGTCGTTGGTGTGTCTAAGCAGTCTGATAAGTACTACATCTATGACCGTGCAAATGCTAACCGTAAGGGCGACGTTAAGAAGCTGTCCCCACGTACAGAGGTAAACCGTATTGGTCTAGCTATCTCCAACGACTCATACTTTGCTGACGTATATGGCATTGGCATGGACTTCGACGCACAGACTATTGCTAACGAAGATACAGTCTTGGAAACTCGCGTAAACGGCGCACAGACCTTGATGAACCGTGTACTCATCGAACGTGAAGAAGCCTTTGCTTCTACATTCTTCGCTGCTGGCAAATGGACTACTGACGTAACTCCGTCTAACTTGTGGTCTGACTACACTAACTCCACTCCAATCGCTGACGTAACTACTGGTGCTCGTACCATGCAGTTGAAGTCTGGTGGTTTCAAGCCAAACACAATGGTTGTAGGCAAAGAAGTGCGCGACATCTTGGTTAATCACCCTGATATCCTTGCTCGTCTTAATGGTGGTTCCACTGTTAATAACCCAGCATTGATTGTTGACGCTAAGTTGGCTGAAATCTTTGGTGTAGAGAACTTCTACGTCATGGAAGCAGTAGCTAACACTGGTGCCGAAGGCCTTGCCGAAGCTAACGCTTTCATCGGTGGTAAGAACGCACTGTTGGTACACACTCCACGCGCATCCGGTCTTATGACCCCTGCTGCTGGCTTGACCTTTGCTTGGAACAGCATTGAAGGTGTATCTAACCTTGGTGTAACAGTTGAGAGCTTCACAGATGATGCACTTAAGCGCGTAGGCGTAGCAGAGCAAATCCAAGTTAAGATGGCATACGACATGAAAGTTGTTGGCGCTGACTTGGGTTACTTCTTCTCCGCAGTTGTAGCTTAATAGCTTAACTTAAACTAAAGGGGGAACCTGAGCTTAGGCTTGGGTTCTCACCCAATTATAAAACACTGAACAGTTACAAATGGAAAATATAATATGACACACCCAACACACTTAGGCTTTCAAGTTGACTGGCCGCTATTCGTTAAGATACCCTTCTCAGGTAACGGGAAGAATTGGAAACGAGGGGATCACTTCAACTGGTTAGAACTTGGTATCGACCAATACAAGACTTATACGCTATACTCCATCGGCAGTGTTTACCATAACTCTGAGATGGAAGTCCAAGCTAAAGTAGGCGACAGGCTATCTGAGATGTCAGGCCAACAGCTTGAAACTCTAGTCCAACTACTTAACGTAGAAGTGAAGAGTAGAACCTCTAGTTCCTCTGAGTTTCAGACTAAGAAGTGTAAGAAGTCTACGATAGAAGATAAACAACGAGGTTTGGTACGTAGGTTCCTAAACAGCAACCGATGGATCACAGAAGACTTCTACACCATCAGGACAAATATTCTTGGTGAGTAGTAATAACTAATGGAGAGATACATTGAGTTGGACATATGACGCAGCAGACTTAGGTACGGACACTGAATTAGGTCGTCGTACTACAGTCAGGCTACTGGTTGGTGATACAGACATCTTTGACCAGCAAGTACAAAACGAAGAGATTAACTTTGGCCTAACTCAGAATAACAACAGTGTCTACGCTACAGCTTCTTGGGTAGCACGTACTATCGCCTCGCAGTATGCACGTAAAGTAAGCACAGAGTTAAGTGGCGCACTAAAGGCTGACTATTCTGACCTTATGTCTCACTACTCTGCCTTAGCTGAGAACTTGTCCTACGAAGGTAAGAAGTCAGGTTCTGTAATTGGTGTTCTAGCTGGAGGTATTAAGATATCTACCGTTGAATCAGTACGAGAGAATACCGATAGGATGCCTAACTCATTCCGTCGGGACCGTTTCAAGAACCCACCAAGTTACAGCAAACCAGAGTTTGAATAAGGGAGAGTAGCTTATGTCTTTTAGGTCATCTGATCTACTTCACCTAGTAAAAGACTTTGGGGAATCATTAGTACTTCGTCAGGTTACTACGTCAGGTACTTACTCTCCAGCCACAGGTTCGGTCACTGGGTCTTCTACTACAGACTACAGCTTTATAGGCTATATGTACGACTATGACATAATGAACCCTACTGAGGTAGTTCGAGGCACACGTAAGTGCGTTGTACCAGCACTAGGATTAAGCGTAGAGCCTCAACCAGACGATCTCATGCTAGGTAGCAACGATATGGTTAAGGTGTCTAGGGTTGTCTCTATATTCTCTGACGGAAGCCCTGTATGCTACCTGTGTGATGTAGAGGAGTAACAACCCATGAAGAGTAGCTTTAAGGTTAACGCTTCGTTCCACAAGAAGATCAAGTCCCTAGAGGAGAAAGCCCTAGTTGGAGCTAAAGAGCAGCTAACCGATATTGCTAGGTCTGCTGTAAACTTCTCTCCAGTTGATACAGGTGCTTATGTAACCTCGTTCTCTTATACTGTAGGTGCTGGTCGTCCCAGAGGAAAAGACTCAGCTAACCGCCCTACCGCAGCCTCACCTGAGGGTCAAATGGACGAAGGGTTTAGTAATCTCGTGGGGGATATATCTAAGGTTAAGAGCCTAGAAGATTTAGATCAGCTTACCTTAAGAAACGGCTCTCCTCACGCTTCTGATGTAGAATACGGCGAAGAATGGCATAAGACCCAAGGTTACTTCGTATTTGCTCAATTAAGGAATCTCTATGGCTAATGATATTTACAACAGTATACGTGCTGCCCTAGAGACGCACCTAGCATCAACAGTGGGTACTACCCCAATAGCATATGAGAATGTAGCCTTTAGTCCAACTACAGGTACTCTCTTTGTAAAGCCCACGTTCATCCCCACGTTAACACAACCAGCAGTTCGAGGCACTAACCCACAGCTTCTATACCAAGGCTTATTTAACGTCATGGTAAACGCTCCTGAGGGCAGTGGACCAGCACAAGCTGACACAACTTGCAACACAATAACTAATGCTTTCTCAGCAACTAGCGACATATCTCTTGTTGTAGGGGCAGAAACATACATCGTCAGAATACGCTACGCTGAACGTCAGCAAGGACGTATAGACACCCCTTGGTACTCAGTCCCAATCAACATCGGCTGGTACATATATCATACCTAATCAACGGAGAATATAACATGGCTTTTGCACAAGGCTCACGCTCCAGTCTGTCGTTCATTACCGAATCAACTTTTGGTACAACGCCTGCTGGTAACTTTACTAACCTACCATTCAGCACACAGTCGCTTAACTTGTCTAAGGACCGTCTTGCTGGTACAGACATTCAAGCTGACCGTATGGCACGAGTAGATCGTCACGGCAACCGTCAAACTGCTGGAGATATTGTAGCTGACTTACGTGATGCTGACTATGATCTGCTACTTGAGGCTGCTATGCTAAGTGCCTTCGATGGTGGCGCACACACTCTAAAAGTAGGTGTTTCACCTAAGTTCTTCTCTATCGAAGACTATGCTGCTGACATCGACCAAGCCCGTTTGTTTACTGGTATGACTGTTTCCACTATGGCTATTTCCCTTGCACCTAACCAGATGGTAACTACTACCTTTGGTATGGTAGGTAAGGACATGACTGTTAGTGGTACACAGAAGACACAAGATGCCGCTACAGCCGCTGCACCCTTTGACTCATACTCAGGTGATATCGGAATTGGTAACGTAGGTTCCCCATCCACAGTTGCAATCGTAACTAGCTTGGACTTCACACTAACCAACTCATACGCTCCAACCTTTGTTATCGGTGACGACAGCGCACCATCCCTAGAGTTTGGTCGTGCCGAAGTTGAAGGTACAATGACTGTATACTTCGAAGATGCAGCTTTAATCACTCGCTTCTTGAATGAGACTGAGACTGCAATTCAGGTATCTGTTGATGACCCTACAGGCGCTAATGCTTACACCTTTGATTTCCCACGTGTGAAGATCAACAGTGCAGACGTTGGTGTAGATGGCCCAACAAGCCGTATGATTAGCCTTTCCTTTGTAGCTCTATATGACGCTACTATGGGAACAAACCTTATGATTACACGTCCAGCGTAATCTAGTAATACCTTACGTAAGGTACAGTGGAGGCACTTGGGTCGGGCCTTGTGTCTCCACACTTAAACAACACTCCCGACTAACCCCCTGACAATCAACAAAGGATATCCCGATGGACCTTAAAGACCTAAAGCCAACTTCTGATGTAGTTGAAGTAGAGATTAAACATCCGACCACCCTTGATGTACTACTAAATGAAGATGGTACACCAATGACCATTACTATGTACGCTCCCCATGCTAAGGAATATAAATCCCTAGTTCACGCACAGACTAACAAGCGTCTAAAGCAGGCTCAGTCCAAGAAGAAGATGGATATTACTGCCGAAGACCTAGAAGAAAGTGCATTGGGTATCTTAGCGGATGCAACTAAGTCTTGGAACATTACATACGGTGGTGTGAAGCCTAAGCTATCCGTAGCTAAAGCTAAAGAGATTTACGACGAAGTGTTCTGGATTAAGGATCAGATCGAAGAGGCTGTAGCTGACTCACTGGATTTTACGAAGGTCTGATTGAGGAACTTGAGCAGTTCGGGGAGCACAACTTTGAACTGAACAAGCCAGATCAGAACGGCACTACAGAACGAG